GGAGAACGAGAAAAACCTGCCCGCAGAGTACTACGCACAGCTTCGTCGGCAACTTGGGCACCGGCCGGACCTAGTTTCCCGGTTTATCGAGGGCAATTTCGGGTTTCAGCAGATCGGAACGGCCGTAACTCCGCAATTTAACGAAAATTTGCACCTCGCTACGGGACTTTCACCCGTCCGAGGGGCCGATCTCACCCTCCTCTGGGACTTCGGGCTAAACCCGACGTGCATAATCACCCAGGTAACCCCGCTCGGGCACTGGCTGATCCTTCAAAGCATCGTCGGCGAGGGCATCGGCGTCCAGGAACTCATCGAGGAAGTCGTCAAGCCGGTCCTCGCGGCCAAGTATTTCGGATTTCGCTGGAAACATATCGGAGATCCCAATGGAGCAATGCGGGAACAGTCCTCCTCGCGGCAATCTGCCGTCCGAGTTATCCGAACCGAGCTTGGCGGTACCTTCCGCGGCGGTCCAACATCCCTCTCCGAGCGTATCGAGCCGCTCCGAGCCGTCCTTAGCCGAACTCTCGGCGGACGAGGCGTGGTTCAAGTGGATCGAAAGAATGCTCGTGATGTCTTTCTTAGCCTACGAGGGGGCTGGCACTTCAAGGAAACCTCCTCCGGCGTAATCTCGCCCGATCCGGTCAAGGACATTCACTCGCATCCCGGCGACGCCATGGGGTACGGAGCCGCGCGGCTCTTCCCGATGGGCCGTATGCAACGACCGGCTCGCATCGGCGACCCTCCGACTGCTACATTCTTCGGAGGACAGCGCACGGCGAGCAAACTACAGGTGCCCCGTGAGATGCGGGCCATCATGGACCGTGAAAAAGGAGCTAACTGATGGCAGTCGCAACCGGGACAATCTCGGCGAGCTTTAACGAATACCGTGTTCTAAACGTGAACATCACTTCCTGCGTGTATAACGCCGCAGGCACGTACACTGCGGCCTTCCGAAGCCGCGGGCTCTCCGCCGGCAGCTTCATTGTCGACGGGACCTGGGCAACTTCGACGAACGTCACCGTCCAACTCCAAGCCAGCCAAGACGCGACGAACTGGATCGCGATCGGCGTAGGCCTGACCTCCGGTGCCGGTGGCGAGACAGCCCCGCTCGGCGGCTCGATCTCCCCGGATGGCATGGTCTTCTCGTATTATCGCTTCACGCTCACTGGCGGGGATGCAGGAACCGCGCTCAACATCCGCGTCCGTCTCAGCGACCTCGCGTCGTAAGCCATGGCTCTTGAAAGCCCGGATCTCCCCGCTGTCATTAGCGGGCAGAAGGCGGATGGCCCAAGCCAGTTGGAGGACGAGGTTGATACAGACCTTGCAGCTCCACCGGGCGATCCGCTTACAGATGACCAAATCGTTGCCATCCTCGAAGGCTACCGCCAGGAGGCAGAGTACGCGCGCCTGGCTGGCCCAAATTCTCGGGATCTCACTTGGCTTCAGCATTTGGACTTGTACTATAATCGGTGGGATTTTTCGAAGAAAGCTCCGTGGCAGGCTCGTGAAGTCATGCCGGAATTCCCTCAGTATGTGGATCGATTTGCTGCGGCAATGCGGATGGCCTTGGTCGCGCAACCGAACTTCTTCACGATCTCTGTAGACAACGATCAGGAAGGCGATATCGCTTATGTGATCCGCAAGTTCATGAACGTGATCCTCCGGCGGATCGGTCGGAACGCTACCGGGCAGGCAGTCGACTTCAGCGCTATCTTCGAAGAAGCGATGAAAATGGGCGCCCTGAGCATGTGCGCGTTCAAAGTCGGGTATAAGGATGATGAGAAGACCGGGTACACGAGCCTCGAAGTCGTAGACCCGTACAATTTCTGGTTCGACCCGACCGGCCGACGTCTCTACCGCATTCATCGCGAGGAGATGGACCTGCACGAGCTGCGCTCGATGCTCGAAATCAAGGATGACAACGGGGAAGAGATCTTCAATCGCGATGCGGTGAACTCCGCACTCGTCGACGGGTCCGCTCAGCAAGCGATCATGCGCGCTGAGAAGGAGAAGCGCACGGGCACGGGGCAGTGGTATCAGAGCTCTCGCAAGCCCGTGGTCCTGCACGAGTACTTCTGCGATATCATCGACAGCGAGGGCTATGTCCGCGGCAAGAATGTCCTCTGCATCGTCGCGAATAACAAGTGGCTCATCCGCGGCCCGGAGAAGAACCCGTTTTGGCACGGCAAGGATTGGATGACGGTCACGCCGATCATCTCGGTTCCTCTCGCGCCCTATGGCCGGAGCTATGCTGAGAACTTCGCCCAGCTAACTCGGACCTTCAACGAGATGACGAACCTGATCCTTGACGGGATCATAGCGACGACCATGAAAGTCTTCACGGTTGTCCCTGGGTACATGGAAGACCCGAGCCAGCTAGAAGACGGGATCTACCCGAACGCGATGTTCCGGCTGATCGAGGGAACTGAGAATGATCAGTTCCTCCGCGCCGTGGATATGGGCACGCTCGACCCCCAAGCCTTCAACGTCTGGCAGATGTTAAAGAAGGAGCTGCAAGAGGGCGCGGCCTTCAACGATATGACCCTGGGGAATTCCGCCCCGAAAGGCCGGACTTCGGCAACCGAGATCGATACCGTCGACGGTAACTCGACCGCGTACATGCGGGCGATTGCAAACAACGTCGAGACGCTGCTCCTAGAGCCCGTCCTCGATCTCATCTGGAAGACTTCACTCCAACATCTCACCTCGAAGGACAAGGAGATCCAGCAGGCGATCGGCGACCAGTGGTTTAAGACTTTCCTCAAGATGAAAAAGAAGTTCGCCGAGTACCAGATCACTTTCGTCTGTCGCGGGATCACTTCCCTGCTCGCGAGGAAGCAGAAGCTGCAAGAGTTCCTCCAATTCCTTCAGATCGCCGCGAGCAACCCGGAGATGACCCAGATCCTCGCCCAGACCTGGCCACCGCAGAAGCTCTTCGCCTACCTCGCCATGCTCATGGACGTGGACGTTGACCAACTCCAAGGCTCGCCGCGGGAGATGCAGCAGTTGCAGATCCAACAGCAGAGCCAACAGCAGGCTCAGGTCCAGCAACAGGGCCAGGCCGAAGCGACGAAGGCCGGTGCGCAGCAAGACGCGAAGTTTAAGACTGAGAGCCGGCTGAAGGTCCTAGAGCACTTGCTCGCCCATCGGACGGAACAGAGACAAGCCGCCGCGGTTATGGCCGGGCAGGCTCAACCCCAACCCCAAGGAGCCGCCAATGCTCAGCCGCAAAGCCCCAAAGGGCAAAGCCAAAGCCCCCCAGGGCAAAAATAAGAAAGCCGGCAAGGCGGCGGGCTTAGCTATGCTCGCCCAGGCGCTCCAAGGAGCGCCGCAGGGCGCAGCCCCTCAGGCGCCGCCACAGAACCTCGGGCAAGCGTTCGGGTCATGATCCGCGCGCTGCTCCTTTCGCTCGTCCTGAGCCTCGGGAGCGTCTCCGCGTGGGCTGCGGATGATGTACCTCCGACTGCGTACGGATATCAGACCAACACGGGCTCGGCCAGCGTGGATACGCTGCCGCCTGTCCGCCGTTGCCATGTGACCAACATCCGCGGGGCGACAGATGACGGTACGCCAAGCTGCTACGCTCACGTGACCAATCAGACAGGGGTATCCGATGATACGGTACCAACTACCTACGTGCATGTGACCAACCCTAACGGCGTGGCTGACGGCACAGTTCCAACGACCTACATCCATGTGACAAACTTTCATAGTCCAATTGCGACGGGCTCCGGGCTGATCCCCGACGCGAACTCGGCAAACTGCCTCCTCGCAACCACTACGGATTGTCTGAGTGTGAACCAATGAGAAAAATACTAGCCGCTCTTGCCATCCTTTGCGGATTGGCCGTTCCAGCCGGCGCTGCCAACGTCCCGCTAAGCTCGCTCTCGGCGGCTGCGGCTCTCGGCGCGACGAACGAATTTCCGCTCTGCCAAGGGGCTACGGTCTGCTCGGGCACGGCCCTCGTCTACGCGACCATCACCCAGCTCGATACTTTCCTTCTGAGCACCTCCGGCCTGGCCGGAACCTCGGGCGGCAAGTTCGGCTTGCTCAACGGGAACCTGACCCTCTCGGGGAATAACACGTATTCCGGGACTGCGGCCCTCTCGGGCGGCGGCTCTCTGGCCGGGACGTTCTCCGGTACGCCCACGCTCTCCGGCAACCTGACCTTCTCCGGCACGCCGATCTTTAGCGGGCTCTCCGCAGGAACCTGTGCGAATAACCTTGTCCTCGATAGCGGGAATAATCTCGTTACCGCGACCTGCTCGTCTGGCGGCGGGCTAACTATCAACTCGACCACCATCTCCGGCGGCGCATCCGGCAAAGTCCTCTATGACGATGGGACGAAGCTGCAAGAGCTCCCGTATGGGCTCACCGGGAACTCGACCATCGTTGAGACGACTTCCGGCGGCTTGCTCACCGCGAGCATCCTGCCCCTAGGCACCAATGCGGCCAAGGGTGCGGTTGAGGGTGATGGGTCTACGATCACTTGCGTTGCCGGCGTCTGCACCGCGATAGGTGCCGCTGCGTCCGCGATCGATGCCGGCGGGGCAACCTCGATCTCTAACGGCACGGCTGGCCGGTCACTCTTTGACAGCGCCGGGAATGTAGGCGTTAGCTCGGGTCTCACACAGAGCACGACCAAAGTTCTGAGCATGTCGATCGGTCTCGGCTCGGATGCGACAGGGGATACGTACTACAATGGCGGGTCCGGTGCATTCACCCGGCTCGCGATCGGCGCGACCGGAAATGTGCAGACGGTTGTCGCCGGCATTCCGGCTTGGTCGACGGGGCTCACGCTCAGTGCGACGAAGATAACGGCAGCCTCGATCGGGCTCGGTTCTGATGCTACCGGGGATATCTACTACAACGGCGGCTCGGGCGCGTTTACCCGGCTGGCGGTAGGTACGGGAACGCAGGTCCTCCACGGTGGCACGACCCCGGCATACTCCGCGATTGCCGCTGGCGATCTGCCCCTCGCGACTAATGCCGCGATCGGCGGGATGAAAGGTGACGGGCAGACTGTCACTTGCGCTTCGGGGATCTGCTCGGGAACCTCGCCGGACACGACCAAGACCTCAGGCTACACGCTCACTGCCGCGGACATGGGCGGTCAGGTTGTCTACAACGGCAGCTCGATCACCGCGACGATCCCGGCAATCTCCTCAACCATCTTCGCAACCGGCATGTCCGCGACGATCGTTAACATCAATGCGACCCCTCTGACGATCTCTAGCACTCCGACGATCAACGGGTTATCCGGTACGACCCTCGGTCAGTACGAATGGCTGAGCTGCGTGAGCAACAATACCTCGCTCGATTGCACGACCAATCACACGCTGCCGACTGTGAATACCCTGACGATCTCGACCGCTACGTTCACGCCGAACCTTGGCG